CTACTACTTATATGCTCTACACTTTAAAAGGTTCCCAACTATTTTAAAAAACTTTATTTTTATGACGACAAATAAAATAAATGGGAACAAAATAATTTTTAATACATATAATAAGGGTAAAACAATTTAAGGAATAAAAAAAATGACAAAAAAACACTTTGAAAAAATGGCAAAATTAATTAAAAATAATACAAGTATTTATGTTGATAGAAAAAATAATATTACAGAAAATCAAATAGAATACAATGATTTTATAAATGATTTAATAGAATACTTTGAACAAGAAAATATTAATTTTAATAAAGATAAATTTATTAAAGCCTTAGGTAATTTATCTTTATTAAATAAGGATAATATTGAAACAAATAATATTATTATAGACGATATACAAAATAAATGGGAACCTTTTTAATTATAGGTAGTAAGAGTAGATGTAAAACAATTTAAGGAATAAAAAAAATGACTAATAAAAATATTACGATTGAACACATTGACACAAACAGAACTATAAAAGAAATATTTGAAAACATGTTTAAACAATTCCCAAGTGCAAAACATAATATTTATATGTATATGCACAGCGACAAAAAGCATGACTACTTTAAAGATAAATTTACTAAAGAATATATTAGAGCAATAAAATAAATATGGGAACTTTATTTGTTATAGGTAGTAAGATAAGGGTAAAACAATTTAAATAAGGAATAAATAATATGATATTAATTAAAGAATATGAAAAAAATAAAAAAGCAATAAATAGAGAAATATTTATAAAAATATTAAAAGATTATAAAGACGCTCTAAATGAAATTAATACAATTCAAAAACTATTATTATTAAATAAAGAATTGGAAACTATATTAAATGAACATCTACCTAAACATTTTAAAGTAAAAGACTTGACAACTTTAACAAAAATATTATAAATAAATGGGAACTTTTATAATTATAGGTAGTAAGATAAGCATGAAACCAATTAATATAAGGAACTAATAATATGATTATGACATTAACAGAGCACGATTTTATAAACTTAACGAATGAATTTTCACAGCATAAAGATAATTTCTCTTATGAGGGTAAAAAAGCACTCTTCAATTATCTTGAAGAACTTGAAGAAGAAGATTTTCAGATAGAGTTTGATTATATTTCTTTGTGTTGTGATTATTCAGAATATGATAATTTAGATGATTTATTTGAAGCTTATGATTTATCGCTTCTTATGATAAAGAACAAAACAGAAGTAATTGAATTTTATAAATATGACTTAGATAATTTTAAAACTAATGATTATAAAAGTTATATTATTAGGAACTTTTAATCATATTAATATTTTAGGGTATACTTGGTATACCTTAGGGCGTTTAAGTGGCTTGTAGGCCTATTGTAGAGCTTTAAAAGACTATTATATTACTATGGGTTGGGAATAACTTGTGAGTAATAAAAAAGATATATATAAAGTTGGGAACCTTAGCCCCCTTAGATAGTAGTAAGGGTATGAATCAATTTAAAAATAAGGAAATATCATGAAATACAAAATGAATAAACAAGCACTACTAAATGAAATACTATCTCTTGATTTGCCAAAAGGATTAAGATTATCTTTAATCCATAAATGTAAAAAGTTTGGATTAGATAAGGTTCTTATCAAGTCTAACAATGGTATTGAAATAGTATCTAAATATAAAGCTGAATATCATAAAAATAGATTTACAGGCAGATATAATAAGACTAATATATTGAACACTGCTTGGCTTAATCTAGACGCTGAATACAACGGCTTACAAGTCATTGATTTAAGGCAGTAATACCTTAGTATAGCTAAGGAATTATAGAGGCGTTAAAGCTCAATTAGGAATTTCAACAAGGAGTTTCTACTTGGGCTTTTTCAACCTAATCCGAATTTTCCAACTTGGAAAACGACGGGGGGTGTTTCGCAATGAAAGAACCGCACACAAAATCATCAAATTTTTTTGAAAAGTTTTTTTCACAACCCGAATATTAGGGTTCCCTAATATTAGTGTGTGTGTTGGGTACCCTAGTATTGATGACCCGAATAGGGATTCCTGACATTAGGGTACCCTAATAGGGTTACCCTAATAATATTTCCCTGAAAACTCTGTTTTAAAGATAAGGGATAAACAGCCCCAAGTCAAGGAAAAGATAATCAACTACCCCAAATAGATATTTTTGGGTGAAAAACACAAAAAGATGTTGCAGAGCCTTTAAGAAAGGTCGTAGTTTCATACCAACCAAATGGAGAAATGAATGAAAAATTTACAACAAAGTGTAGAAGAGTATCAAGGAAACTTTGATAAACTCGCACAAGAGAGAGCACAACTGACTGCCAGAGTACAAGAAATTGTGGTGGCCATGGAACAATTACGTGGAGCAATCGCTGCACTCAAAGGGTTAGAAGCACCCGCCGAAGAAGCATCCCCACCATCAAAAGAACCTAAGAAGAAATAATGGAATTAGAAGTAGGCCTCCGAAGATTGAAGACACTTGTCAACAAAGTAAGGGGAGCCGACATTCTTACCACCAATCCAGATGTACTGGAACGATTAATAGAGATATTTCATATCATTGAAGATATTGAAGTACCGCACTTGGTGGATTCCATAGAGATGATGCAGTTTACAACCGATGGCGAAGAACCAAAAGCTTAAACGAGGAATTATTTTTTCAGACATTCACTTTCCATTGCAAGATGAGAAAGCTCTGTCCTGTGCTTTACAAGCAGTAGAGATTGTCAAACCTGACCTGTACGTCAACATTGGTGATGTGGGTGAGTGGCATAACTTCTCTGCGTGGAAGTACAAAGGAAAGAAACTTCCTTCCTTAGAATATCAACTGCCTTATTGTGACCAAGATATTGCAGAGGTCAACGAAGGCCTAGATAGAATTGATGCTGTATTAGATAAAAACAAAGTAAATCAGCGTTATATGTTACAAGGCAACCACGAGATATGGATGGACAACTTTGTAGAGAAATATCCGTATATGGAAGACTATACATTTCCAAAGGCGTGTCGTATTAAACAACGAGGGTATAAGTATTATGAATACAACGTTCCATTGAAGATTGGAAAGTTAAACTTTATTCATGGAGCTTATGCAACCGTCTATCATGCGAAGAAACATCTCGAGACATATGGAGCCAATATTATGTACGGACATACCCATGATGTACAAAGGCACACCTTAACCAAGCTTGATGCAGGAACTATTGGGGCGTGGGGAATTGGATGTCTTAAAGATATGTCTCGAGAAAAAAACAAATGGCTACGTGGCCGTTTACATAATTGGAATCACGCATTCAGCATTGTGACCTGGTTTCCGAATGGCAACTTTCAAGTAGAAATTATTGAAGTGGTTGGTGGGAAATGTATTGTATGGGGACACGTTGTTGAAGGATAATGTATAAACGCATCATTAAAGGGGTTCCCCGTTATATCTTTAAGAATGAAAAAGAATTTCGGTCTACCTTTCCCGATGCAGAATTAATTCAAGACTGGAGAGAGGGAGAGGAAAATGATTGGGTTGTCACCGATGACAACAAGATAACCCAAATATTGAAACGCAAAACAATGAAGAATACGCATATTCGTGCGTATGATAGTTATTTTGTAACTCTTTTAGGTCCGTGCTTTGCTTCTGGAAAGATGCAAGGACCACCGAAAAAAGATTTTCACACCTTTAGAAAGAAGGATGTAGAAGAAAAGAAACTATCATGGAGAGAGATACGGTTTGTGAAGATGGTGGCTCATGGCGAGAACCCAACCCAAGCATACCTTGAGTGTTTTGAAACGAACAACAAAGAAACCGCAAAGGTAAAAACATCAATTCTCCTAAGACAAACAAGGATAAAAAAAGAAGTGGAAAAAGAAATTGAAGAACTGTTGACCGATATTGGGGTTGATAAACGTTGGACCTTAGAACGTGCCAAAGAAATTATAGAGAATGAAGAGACTTCGGATGCAGTCAAGATACGTGCATTGGAAAACTTTATGAAGATACAAAGTCTCTATCCAAAAGAAAGACGCAGTGAATCCCTTTTATTAGGACAAGCGTTTACTGGGTTTAGTAAAGAAGAGATAATGGAATTAAGCGGAGCCAAGGTGAAGGTGATTGAACGTGGAAAAGAAGAAGACTAATATTATCCCTAGTCCCTCTACGATGGCAGAACGTGATGAGGTATTGGCCAAAGCGTATAAAGACTTAATTTTTTTTGGTCGTGTATTCTTACCACAGGACTTTTTACATAAGAGTGAAAGCCCTCAATTCCATTATGATGTGTCAAAAAAATTAATCTCCCACAAGCCTGGAGCTCGTATTTGTAATATTATTCCTCGGGGGATGGGGAAAAGTATTTTAGCGAAGGCTGCCATTATGCATAAGTTCCTCTTTGCCGAAACAGATAAACAAAACTTTGTGGCTTGGGTGTCTGAAGAACAAGGACAATCCATTGACCACGTAAAATATATCCGACACCATTTTGAAGAAAATGAAATTATTCGTTACTATTTTGGGAACATGGATGGTGGGAGTGTAGGAAAGCGATGGACAGAAAAAGACATTGTTACACCTAAAGGTGATAGAATTATTGCAAAGGGGTCTTCTCAGCGTTTACGAGGTAGAGCAGAAGTAGGAGTACGATATACAGGAATCATTTTAGATGACTTTGAATCAGAGCTGAATACCAAAACACCAGAAAGAAGAGCAGAACTAAAGAAATGGATTGTATCTACGGTCTACCCTTCCTTAGAAGAAACTCCTGGGAGTGAAGGTTGGATTTGGTTGGCTGGTACTATTGTACACTATGATTCGTTCCTACAAGATATTCACGATGGGGTTAGAGATGCACGTAAAAACAAGCGTAGTTACCCTTGGGATGTAACCTTTCATCAAGCCATTGAAGATGGAAAGCCTTTGTGGCCCCAACAATTCTCTTTAAAGAAATTGGAGAATAAAAGAAAAGAATTTATAGAAGCAGGGTTGGTGAACAAGTATGCACAAGAGTATATGAATGATGCTCGGGATTCTTCGTCTGCTGCGTTCAAGATAGATAGAATACAGTATTACAACCACCATTTTGAAGTAAAGAATAATTATGCCTACCTTATTAACAATGAGGAAGCAATCCCTATTCATGTGTACATTGGGGTAGACTTAGCTGCAACAGCAACAACCCGTTCAGACTATCAGGTTATTTTAGTAATAGGGATTGATGCAAATAAAAATAGATATGTTCTGGATTATTTCAGAGAGAAGATTCCAGCATTTGATATGGCAGAAAAAATAATAGGCATGGCAAAGGAGTATTCTCCTGTAAGAAGGGTTAGTATTGAAACGGTAGCAGCTCAAGAAATGGTACGAGATATGACAACCCGTATCTCTGCAAAAGAAAAAAGATTAATGCCTGGAATATTTAAAGGAGTCAAACCTCCGTATGGAATTAAAAAGGAAGATAGGTTGGAAACAGCACTGGGTCCGATTGTTAATTCTAAAAAATTATATATTAAAAAACACATGACTGAACTGGTAGATGAGCTCTTTGAACACCCCAAACCAAAGAATGATGACCTAATGGATGCTCTATATTATGCAGATTACTTTGCAAGAGCCCCAAGTAGTGCTGTGATAGAAGCCAAAAATTTTGCAAAAAGCATGGAAAAAGAAGCCAACTTAAAGACAAACAAGCTATACAACTGGATTACTGGGTCTATTGAGTAGAAACTTCTTGCAAACCGAAACCCTAATTTTGTAAATTTCCACACGAATAATTATACTTTTTTATATAAAAATAGATGAAATACGACAATAGAGCATTAGAAAACCAACAATTATTTGACAGATATAAAGATGATAGGGGTGCTTGGGAACTAGATGCGAGACAAGATGTAGACTTTTATCTTGGAAATCATTTTAGTAAAGCGGAGTCTCAAGAGTTAGCATCACGAAATCAAGCAGATGTCCCTATGGATAGAATTTCTCCTGCGGTAGAACGGCTGAAAAGTATGCTTACTTCACGGCCACCCGTTTTTACAGTGGTACCGAGAGAGGACTCTGACAGTTCATTGGCTTATCTGTGGAGAGAAATCATGGGTTTTGTTTGGCAAAACTCTGATGGTGACGCACAAGTAAAACAAGCTATCCACGATTATTGTATTGTGGGGTTGGGATTTTTATATGCATATGTAGACTATGACTCTGACTTTGGTAGGGGAGATGTAAAGTTTTCTTATATAGACCCGTTCAGAGTATATGTTCCAGCTTCATCAAGAGATAGATTTTTTTCTGATGCAGATAATATGATTTTGTCTACCATTTTATCAAATGACCAAGTATTGAATTTATATCCAGAATTGGGGATAAGCATAGACCCAGAGACTGGAGAGGAAGTAGACAGGTTGATTGATGAAATATCAACCTATGCTTATGATGACGATTATCCTGACAATGTTAATCAGAGCTCAATGAATACTTATACACCTGATACGGTAAAGGGATATTCGGATATTCATTATAAACGTTTTCAAATATTGGAAAGGTTTAGAAAAGTAAAAGTTCCATTCTATCGTCTTTTTGAGAATCAGAGTGGTCAAGAATTTATTGTA